ATAAAAATGAAGGTGGAACTACTCGGTGAGAAAAGTTGGGTTGCCCGTTCTTCCTATGAAGAACGTGCTATTCCAAAAGAAGCTGGGTTTCGTTGGAATCCAGCTCAAGAGGTATGGTGGACGGATGATGCTGAAAAGGCAAAGAAGCTACAGATGTATGCTGATGAAGAAACCATAGCATCAATCAATAAAATGTTGGGTCAAAAAATTGCTGCAATAGAAAATTCAAGGGCAGTTTCATCCAATCTGGACATTCCTGTTCCAGAAGGCTTGATGTATAGGCCGTTTCAAAGGGCAGGGATAGCTTATTGCAACGAGAGAAAAAACAGCCTCATTGCGGATGAAATGGGATTAGGAAAGACAATTCAAGCTATTGGGTTCATCAATTTGAATCCAGATATCGAAAAAGTATTGGTGATTTGTCCGGCAACATTAAAATTGAATTGGAAACGGGAGATGGAAAAGTGGTTAGTTTCTCCTTTCCCATTTCTATCACGCAAGCGTTCCATTGAAGTTATTGATGGTTCTGGCTTTTCAGAGCAAAGCAACATTATTATCATTAATTATGAGATGGTAAGAAAATATTCCAAAGAGATCAAATCAATCAACTGGGATCTGATGATTTGTGATGAGTCACATTATTTAAAGAATCCCAAAGCGCAAAGGACTCAGGAAATTCTGGGATATAAAGAAATTCCTGCCATTACAGCAAAAAGAAAGATTTTCCTGACGGGAACGCCTGTGCTAAACAGGCCGATAGAATTGCATCCTTTGTTGAGATCCTTGGAAGTAGAATTTGCCCGGAGCTGGAGATATTATGTCTTGAGATATTGTAATGGACAAGAAACCAGATATGGTTGGGATGTTTCAGGCTCTTGCAATACTGAAGAACTTGGTAAAAAGCTCAGGGAAACAATAATGGTGCGCCGGGAGAAATCTCAAGTTCTAAAAGAGCTTCCAGAAAAAACGCACCAGCTTATTACTTTGGCGCCAGATGGTTTTGCTCCTCAGATTAATAAGGAGCAAAAAGCATGGGCAAAACATGAAGAAAAAACCAAAGAAATGAAAGATAAAATTGCTGAACTTCGCAATTCTGGCAAAACCGATACAGAAGAGTATCGGTTGGCAGTACAAAACTTGAGAGCAGGGGCTTTGGCTGATTTCACAGAAATTGCTAAATTGCGACATGAAACAGCAATCAAGAAACTTCCTTCAGTTGTGGAAATGGTTTCTGATGCTGCGGAGAATGAAGGAAGTGTAGTGGTATTTGCTCACCATACCGATGTTCTCGATGGAATTGTTGAAGGCATTAGAAAAGCAGGGTTCACGGCAGAAAAGTTGGATGGCAGCACTTCAATGGAAAAACGGCAGCAAATTGTTGATGATTTCCAAGCAGGAAAAATCAATGTATTCGTTGGCGGGATGAAGGCTGCTGGGGTAGGAATTACTTTGACAAAAGCATCACATGTAATTTTTGCTGAATTAGATTGGACGCCAGCAACGATTGCGCAAGCGGAAGATAGGCTGCACAGAATTGGTCAAATCAACAATGTATTGGTTCAGCATATTGTTTTTGATGGATCAATTGATTCCATGTTAGCGAAAAAGTTAATTGATAAAGAAGAAATAATTGAGAGTATTTTAGACTAAAAAAGATGTCCCGCAGGTGCGACAGGCATCGGAAGCAGCACGAAGGGAATTAGACGTTCTTCCTTTGTTGGTAGGATGCACGGAGGACAGGGCTGCGAAGTCCTCCAAGGGACATCCAAAAAAAAGAAAGGAGAAAGAAAATGGGAAAGCAAATAATGGAATTGGGAACACAGAAAAGGATGGCTGGAGAATTTGGCCTTAAAACCATTGATGATGTAATGGGCTTCACCCCATTCGCATATCATTGGGAAGGTGTTGCAGGCACATCCATTGATGCCGTACACGTCACGGCGGTTTTAAAAGGGGGAACAATACCATTAGTGGAGAAATGGGAGCGGGCGCATGCTTGCAATTATGATCCAACAACCAGTGAGGAAGCTCCAACAATCGGCGAGCAAATAGCCGATTGGAACGTGATAGCGTTGGAGTTTAGGCGTGAATATTATGCAACATACCGTGATTCCGATTCTGATGAGGATTATGTGGAGATAGTGCTTTTAGCCCCAACGGATTGGAGAGAAATAAGACGTAGAGTAGAAGATGTCCTTCATAAAACAAAGGACAAAACAACCATATATAAGATTGCCAAGGAATTAGGTGTAAAAATATATCCCTAAAAAGGAGGGAATTAAAAATGGAATTTATTGAAATTTTCGTTGGCAGCATAGTGATTTTTGTGATGGGTGTATTATTTGGATTTGCTCTTGGTCAAAAGGATAATAGGAGGATAAGATGAAAATCAAAAAAATAATTCAAGGAACATATATTACCAAAGAAGCAAAGGCGGCAATCAACCGGGAGGCAAGGAGGCAAGAGCTTTTCCCATCCACACTTGCCTCACAAATCATCGAGAAGGCAGCAAAACAAATTATCAGAAGGGAGAATCGTTATGGCACTGAAGATCAGCAGGATAAAACTGAAAACTGAATCACCAGTCTTGACTTGTGGTTATTGTAGCGGTTATGCTTCTGGCAGAAAGAACAAGACAACAGGAGATCCTGACGAGCCTGTCATCAGGCAATTTTGTAATAAAAACAGACAGGCAGATTATGGCTCATCATCTTGTGAATTGTTCGTTCTGCATCCGTTTTTCTATTGCAAACGATGCAATCAACAACTTGATATCAAGGTTTGTATTGCCAGACAAAACAAAAAACAAGAAGGATGCGTAAAGTGTTCACAAGGGAAAACAATCGAATCTTATCAAACAGCAAAGGAGGTTTTTCATGAAAACGATTGACAAATGGGCATGGATGGCAGCATGGGATGCAGCTGATGAATACAATTACGTTCCTCTGGATGATAATGCAGCTTTATTTTCGGCGGCTTATGAAGATCCTGAAGCATGTTTGCTTCGGAAAGAGCATGAACAAGCAGTGGAAAAAACATTCAAAAATTTATCTGATGAAGCAAAGCAGATTGTCAGAATGATCATTGAATCTCCTGCGGAAATATTGGAGATGCTTGGGGTTAAGAGTTTCAGAGGAGTTACGACACAGAAAATTGAAGAAGCTCTTTGCCGACAATGGAGAGACGAGAAAAAATATGTCCGAAGAGAAGACAGAAGGTTTGTGAAAAAAATCATCGGTGAAATAAAAAATTTCGTCTCGTGCTTTGAATAAGAAGGTATAATAAAAGCATGAAAATAAATTTTATTGACCCCATATATTGTCAAGTCACTCCGGCCGTCAGCATCGCTCAAATCAAGAAATGCTTTGAGTATGAGTCTGTGCGCTGGAAGAGAGGAGCATACAAGAAGGACAAGTCAAAGGTAATGGCTTATCATTGTAATCACCCACACAGAGGCTGGTTCCATGCCGGGTTGCTACCAAGGGTTATGAATTACTGTGCTGATCAAGATATCGAAGTTGAAATAGATCCAAACCCGTTTTCTCTTCCAGTTCAAGGGAGGGTGCATTTGCCCTCCCTTGAACTCCGGGAGGATCAGAACAATTTGATTTCTCTTGTCAACAAATACGGAAGAGGAATCATACAATCACCCACTGGATCAGGCAAGACAGTTATCGCAGGTGGCATTATATCACAGCATCCCAAAGCAACGGCTGTTTTTTGTGTCCATACTCAGGCTCTGTTTGATCAAACCATTGTAGAATTTACAAGATGGTTTGGGGATGATGAGGTTGGTTGGATTGGACAAAAGGGGTTTAACCCCAGAAGAATCACAATATTGATGGTTCAAAAAGGTCTTCATTTGTTGGAAGATCCAAAATACCTTGGGCTGTTGGCAAATACAAATATATTGATTGTTGACGAAGCTCATCACGCTGGAACAAAAGGAGGCCAATACTCGTTCATTTTTGAGAACTGCCTTGCTTATATCCGAATTGGGTTTACAGCTACGCCATTGAAATCAGGCAGGGAACAGCTGATATGTGAGGGTTATCTTGGGCCAATCATAGGAGAATTGTCATTGGAAGAAGGAATCCAGAAGGGCATACTTGTCAAGCCACGATTGAAACTCATCCCGGTTTCAAAAGTTTCAACCGATTGCACAAAATACCGGGATTTATACAAGCACATGATCATTTTGAATAAAGTCAGAAACCGCTTGATTGCCAAGGAGGCAGCCAGTCAGGTGCGTCAAGGCAACTCTGTTTTGATCATGATAACCGATGTGGTTAACCATCATGGAGAAATTATCAAGGAAATGTTAAGAGAATTTTACGATGTTTCCTCGGAATTGGTTCATGGCGAAACAGAAAGAAATTTGCGAGAAAAAATCAAACTGGCCTTGCAATCCAAGCAAGTAAAATGTGTTATTGTTACAAGTGCTTGGCGAGAAGGGATCAATATCCCATCTCTTGATTGTGTAATCAATGGGATTGGTGGAAAATCTGAAACGATGGTTTTGCAGGCTATTGGGAGAGGATTGAGAACATCAGAGGGGAAAGAAGAACTTCTGATTATTGATTTTCTTGATCCTTATCCTTATCTGGCCGAGCATACCGTTGCCAGATTGAAGATTTATGAAGAAATGGGGATTTTGAATTTAAAGGAATGAAAGGAGGACATTATGAATCAGTACAGCATTGAAATATTGGTTCGTGGTGGCGGTTCGGTGGAACACTATTGTGATTCACTTGAAGAAGCACAACAGTGTTTTGAGGAGTATAGAAAAAATCCAAACCTTGTCCCAGATCAGCCGGTTAAGAGCATGAGGCTGTTCAAGGAAATAGAATTTGGAGAACTTTTTATTGTGGATAGCTGGAAAAATACAGCTGGCAGATTCAAAAGGGGTGAACTCAAAGAGCTAAGGAGAATACAGTCTATTTGTGCAAAGGAGAGAGGAGAATATGATTGGTTTTGATATAAAGGCTTTGCTTGATGAATATTCTATTGCTTACAAGGATCGGGGCAAAAATGTCTCCACAGGATGGCTAAATTTAGAAGTTTGTCCATTCTGCGGAGACAGTTCTTACCATTGTGGAATCAATATCGCCTCTGGTGGATTCCACTGCTGGGTTTGTAATCAGAAGGGGTTTGTGCTTGATCTTCTCAAAGAAATTAAGATTTTCAAAGGGCTAAATATAGGCCGAATTTCAAAGGATTTTTCCGAGGGATATAACTTTGCACAGGCTCAGGATAAACTCCTTGATTTGGCACCTTATAGCCAAAAAAAAGGAGGGTTTTTAAAAGAGCCTAACGGTCTTTTAAACTATCTTCCTCCACCTCACAAAACCTATCTCTCTTCCAGAGGTTTTGATCCAGATTTTTTATTTCACAAGTATCAATTGAAAGCTGTTTACAATACAGGAGACGAAAAGTTCCGGTTTCGGATTATTACACCAATTTTTATTGACGGCAAAATGGTTTCTTATGTTGCAATGAGCACCGTAAGGAAAGAAGGCATTGTAAAGTATTTGAATTGCCCAAAAGAAAACTCCATTGTATCCGCCAAGGATTGTCTATACAACTATGATACCATAAAAGATGTGGCTGTAGTTGTTGAAGGGGTTGCAGATGTTTGGAGAATGGGGGACGGATTTGTTGCCACACTTGGAAAGGGAATGAATTCAGAAAGAATCTTGATGTTAAAGGCAAAAAATCCTAAAAAAGTTTGTGTCTTTATGATTCTGATGCCACCAAAGATGCTTACAAGCTGGCTACAAGCCTAAGTGGCATATTTGATAAGATCAATGTTATCGAGCTTGATAAGGGAGATCCCGCCGATTTATCGCCTGAAGAGGCCATCGAAGTCCGTAATTTTATTTGGAAAACATAAAAAAAATTAATTTTTTTCTTTTATCGAAAAAATTTTCTTATATAATATTGCTTGGCGGCAGGAAGAGCATAGGAGTTATATGTGGAAGTAGAAGTAAAACATTGTGTTTTGAAAGCCTTAGTTGATAAGGCTGGTTGGAAAATTTTCGCCATCAATAACAATTGCAAGTTGAGTAAATTTATTTCAGCTTCAATTGCCTATTTGTCCTCGAAAACAACTCCTTTTGTCCTTGCCGCCAAGCAAAGCCAACCAGCCTTATCAGCTAAGGCTTTTTTTATTTTATAAACAATAGGAGGAGAAATGACTGATGAGATTTATGAAAAATCAAACAAGCATATAGCTAATTTTCTTGGTGGAGGATTCTGGCAGCTGAATAAAGCAATGGTAAAAGCATTTGGTTTGTCAGAAAGTTTGTGGATTACAAACCTATATGATCATAGGACACAATTGATAAGGACAGAAAAAATATCCGAGGATGATTATTTTTTTATCACGCAAGAAAAAATCTATCTGGACACTGGGATATATCCTGATTTGCAATCCACATACATCAAAAAATTTATCGAACAAGGCTTTCTGAAAATAAAGAGAAAAGGGCTTCCGTGTAGGAATTATTATTACATTGATTCATTGAAATTGATGGAAATCATAGACCTGAAAAATCAGGTTCTTGATCCGGGTTTTTCCGGTAACTTGAACCTTGATTTACCGGCTCCCAGTTACCTAAAAAAACCGGATCTTGATACCCTAAAAAAACCGGATCTTGATACCCTAAAAAAACCGGATCATAATAATAATATAAATAGAAATAATGGTTTTTCTTCTAAAGAAGAAAAACTGAGTTGCGCAACAACTCAATCTGTTTCTGATAAAGATGGAATAAAAATTATCCGAAGCAAAACCCTTACCCAAAAGCATCCTTTATCACAAGAGGAATTTATGGCTATGGAAGGTTATTCCGATAGAGCAAAAAATCTTCTATTGTATTGGAATAGCCTTGGTCAACCAATTCCTTACCATCCCATCAAAAACATCTTATCAAAAACATGTAAAAATTCCCTTAAAACTTTAGACCACATTATCAATCAAGGATATAGCGATGAGGAAATCAGATCATCATTTCAAAATTATTACAAATTGCTAACCTTGGATCACTGTAAACTTTACCAAAGTTCAATGGCGGTTAGAACTTCCTTATCAGAGTTCATTGAGCCAAGTCCGTTGATCAGAAAGCGGTTATTAGAATCAAGGATCAATATCAAATCTTGGTTTCAGGAGTGCCTTGCTCCATGGGATTGTATATGGCAAAAATATACAAAAGAAGCAAAAAATCCTTATCCTATCATAGTGGAAACATTGAAAGAAATGTGGAAAAAAGAAGTTCCACACAAGAAATTTACTATTGACGATGAAAATATTTTCCGAAAAACCGCCGAAAAAATTTATAATTTCTTTGTCGATATAAAAGATTTCAGATGCATTTCAGGATACAACAATAAATATCCTGCTACCTGCACCGATCTTATTATAATGGTGCTTCAAAAAGAGGGTTACGATTTTGAGAGGGTTCCGTTTTGGCTTGGAAGTGAGAATTTCATCAGAAACAAATTGGAACCTTACTTGAAAGAGATGGGCTATATTATTGATGGATATGATAGTTATTGCAACGAACAAGAAGAAGAAAGGTTACGCAGGATAAAAGGAAAAGAAGCCCAGGAAGAAAAGGACAGGGCAGAAGCAGCGTTATCAGAACTTGATTGATGATAAGAAAAGGAGCGCACTTTGGCAGGCATCAAGCGTGGGGTTGTTTCGGGAGACATTGAAAAGAGGATTATTACTGGTGCTATTGTCAACGATCAATTTTGTTCGCAACTTTGCAAAATGGCTCAAAAACATTACTTCAAGATTGATTATGCAAGGATAATTTATTTATGGGTCAAACTTTATTTCAAGCAATTCAAAAAATCTCCCGGCAAAGAGATCCAGAATATATTTGCTGTTGAACAAGATATGATGAAAGAGGCTGATGCTGATTTGGTCAAAACATTTCTTTCCGACTTGTCTCAGAAATATGCAGAAGGTGATGGTCATATCAATTATGAGTATCTCACAGAGCAGACAAGAAACTATTTCAAGGAAAGATCGCTTATTTTACTGTCGGAAAAAATACAAGGCCAGATTGCAATGGGGAGAGTTGAGCAAGCTGAGGAGGAAGTCAGGAATTACAATCGTGTGGCGAAAAATATCAGCAATTGGTTCAATCCATTTGAGCAATCGACTATTGGGATGATATTTGATGAGGATGAAAGTAATCAACTTTTTGCCATGCCGGGTGTTCTTGGGGAGCTTGGAGGGAAGTTTGAGCGTGATTGGCTAATTGCTTTTATGGCACCAATGAAACGGGGCAAGAGCTGGTGGCTGCAAGAGCTTGCGGTTGCAGCAATTGAGGCAAGGTTGAAAGTTGCTTATTTCTCGTTTGAAATGAACAAAAATGCAGTGTCTAAAAGGATATATAAAAGGATAACATCATTGGCAAGCAATTCTGAGGAGAAGAAATATCCC